AAGATTTCTTTAATTCTCTTTTCTGATGGTTTGTTCTCTAAGTGATTATTAACTATGTGAATAGCAAAATCACAGTGTAGATTTTCATCTTTAAAGATTAAAGAATTAGCATTACATAACCCTTGCATAATTCCTCTTGATTTCAACCAAAAGATTGAACAGAATGAACCTGAAAAGAATATACCTTCAACCGCGGCAAACGCAACTAATCTTTCTTGGAAAGATGCGTTTTCAATCCAATCAAGAGCCCATTTCGCCTTCTTTTGAACCGCAGGTAAGTTATCTAATGCTGTGAAACATAATTGTTTTTCTTTCTCGTCTGAGATATATGTGTCGATTAATAGAGAATACATTAAACTATGTATGTTCTCCATCATCAGTTGGAACCCGTAGAAAAATTTAGCTTCAGGATATTGTACTTCCTTTAAGAAATTCTCAGCAAGATTTTCATTAACAATACCGTCTGAAGCAGCAAAAAACGATAAGATGTTCTTAACGAAGTATTGTTCGTTTTCAGTAAGATTATTCCAATCTCTGATGTCATTACTTAAATCAACCTCTTCTGCTGTCCAAAACGCAGCTTGATGTTGTTTATAATATTCCCAAATATCATCATACTGAATTGGGAAAATCACAAAACGATTTGTATTGGATTCTAAAATTTTTTCCATAATTATTTTTTATTTTTTTTTTGTATTAAGATTGTTGTTTTTGTTCTTCTTTTTGTTTTCGTTTCTCCATCAACTCTTTGACCCTATCTCTCTTTCTCTCCTCTTGTTGTTCTTCGAAGCCTAAGAATGTTACTGAACTCTCAGTATCTATTTCAAGTAACTCGTTGTTAAATTTACAGTTCTCGAAAACCACCCCATCCTTACCTAAACGTGATTTAGTGATGGCGATAGTTGCAAGGTTCATTTCTTTCTGTTGAAGTGTCTTAGCCACAGAGATGATTACGTGACCAACCTGAGCCTTTTTAATCGAACCACCCATTTGGTCGGTAGTTACAACTTCAGCTGAAATAGAAGACCTATTACCCTGTGTGGCGGTCCATCCAACTAAGTCTAACTCATGACACATAGCTTCGAACCCTCTCATTACAGAACCCTCAGCCTTCCACTCATCTCTACTTGATGATTCAGGAAGAATACAGTCGATATAATCTAACATAATCAAATCAATTTTGTTACCATCAGCAATTATTTTTCTTACTTGGTTTTTGATTTGATTCATAGTCATAGTATCAGACGCTAACTTCTTAAGTATCAACTTGTTTTGCATGGTCTCTTGAATTTCGGTAATCTTTGACATCACTTCATCTTTGTTTTTCACTAAGTTATCAGGTTCAATACCTGTCCAAAGTGTGAAGTGTTTTCTTTGAATAATTTTAGGGTTGTCTTCAAAGAAGATTTGAAGAACATTGTACCCCAAGTTAAATGCCGTGTTTGCAATTTTGGTTAAGATAGTTGTATTATGAGTTAAAACATAATTTCTTGTAACAAATAACTCATCAGGATTCGAAACTTTAATACATACCGCCTCCTCATCATGAGAATAAGTTATTGACTTAACATATTTCTGTTCAACATATTTCTCCCTCTTGTAATATCTACCAACTTTTCTTAAGAGTTTAAACGGAACTACATCATTAGCGAATGACATAGTGACCGTATAAGCCAATTGGCCCTCTTTCTTCTCTCCGTTATAAGTATAAGTCGGTATTTTAGTGTTAATTCGAACAGTTCCACCCAAAGATAAGACTAATTCCCTAACATCATAACACAATTGTTCCGATACCGTCGTAAATTGGACCGTCCCTTTTTTATCAACATACCCATCAGTATCCATTAAACCTTGTAATAATGAAACTCTTACATCTAATGAATTATAAAGGTAATCTTTTGGTATAAATTTATTGTTAGACTTTTTATTTAACAAATCATAAACTTTAAGTCGTTCTTTTATTTTACCCTTTAAGTTTATTGATTTTATACTTTTAGTTTCAGTTCTATAATATTCAGTGAATGACGAATGTTCATTAAGGTGTTGGATTGAATCAAATAATTCATCATCTTTAGTACTTATACGGACACCACCATCACAAATACTACCATCTCCTAACAGTAACCCAAGTAAATATGAATCAATCAACACTTCTTTTTCCTCAAAATGAACTGGACTAACAACAGGTAATCTATAATTGTATCGATCTCTCTTCTTGATGTCATTCATCATGTCTGAAGTTTTAACAACTTTATACCCATGGTTAGGTATATAAACACCCTTACCTTGTTTATCTCTTGTTTTAGCCGTTCTCATATTAAGCGTATTAACACTCCAAAGATGTTCTTCGTCACAATTCACAAAAGTGTCATCAGTAAATTCCACTTTGTAAATAGGTCTTACTCCTTGTGGATATACACCTAACACATATTGTTCTTTACCATCACTACCAACTACTCTATCTCCAGTCTTAATCTCACCCATAGTTACCCATCCTGTCGGTGTTAATAATGGTTCTGAAAATGCTAGGGCTTTTCCAACACCTGTTGGTGCGAGTATTACACCAATCTCACCCCTAGCCAAACCACCCTTAAGTAATCTATCAATTCCCGGAATTCCCATTGGGATTGGGTGGCGATAATCCTCATCCAATACTGTATCCAAGTTATCAAAAATATCTGTTTGTCCCTTGTCGATTTCGCCGACTTGTAACGCATTTCTCACTAACCCTTCAACCTTATCGTAAGACTCAAAATCACCTTCTGTAATAATTTTCTGAGCTTTATCCATCGCCTTCTGAAGTTCTTGTTGTTTACAGAACTTTAAAGCTTTCTCTTGAACAAATGTCGTTCCTTCAAAAGGAGCTTCTTTTACCTGTTTTAAGGTATCCAAGACCACTTTTGCTACGATTTCTTGTGTAATTTCTGATTTAACAATTTGGTCAAGAGTTTCGAAATTAGGTGTTGATTCGTATTTTATATAGTATTCTTTTATCATCTGTAAGATGATTTTAAAGTACTTGTTGTCAAAATATGAAGACTCAATTACGTCCATAATAGACGATGAAAAGTCTTTGTCAACCACTATTTGATTTAGTAACTGAAGTTGAAATGTGTTACCTAAATAATCGAAATTTTTGTTCATATTTTTTTTTAAAATTGTTTCTTGTATTATTAAATAGTTACTTACTTAGGTCAAATTTTAAATATTCATAAGTTAATTTGTTATTTGAAAAAATGTCAGTTAGTTCGCGAAGAATATCTTTTAAAAGTGGTCGTACGTCAACTGTATAACGAACTTTTGGTGGATAAAATTTTCCATCAAAAACTCTATGACAAATTGTCGTGTCCCCAACTTTAACATAAATTTTAAAAACTTCAGGTCCATCTGTGTAAGATGTATTCATAATTAATGGGTCATGCTCAATTTCGTCTTTGTTATCCATCATATAAATTACGGTCTTCATTTTTAACGTGTAAATCAATTCATCTTTTAATGCTGAAATGAAGTTATACAACTCCACCGAGTTTTTCGCTTTAGGGTTATACCCTCTAACGTTAAAAAATCTTTGAACTACAATATTGTCATTCAATGTTAAAAGGAATTCCATTTTTGTGCTGTCTTGCTCTTTCATGCGATTTTAATTTTAATTTTTGTTTGTTTTACGTTTTTCTTTTCTTGTTAATTTCATAAATGGTCTTAGGAAGTTTACCCAAGCCTCATCGTTTTTTGGAAGATATTTGAAGAGACCGTCTTCTATCATAAGTCTCATTAAGTTTTTGTACCCTCTATCTGTGGGGTCAATTGTGTCTGTCTGTATTTGTTCGACTAACTCTTTACCTTCATCAGTAATAAGTGGGTTTTCAAGGTCTACAATCTTCATGTTTGTATTATAGAACTCCTCACCAAGTATACCATTTTTTGTCTTACCAGTCAAAATATTCTCAAGAGCTTTTGGTTTTTTCTTTTGCTCGTTATTTCGTGCAATATCGAGTAATTTGTCGATAGTGCAGGGCATTTCCTGCAAATCAGGAAAGAATTTTAATAAAGTTTTTTCCCCTAATCCTTCAATACCATCGATATTGTCGGACCTGTCTCCTGTGAAAACTTTGGTAATTAAAACGTTGTAATGTGGTATCTCAACCTTGTTGATTGTTATCATATCCCCATTCTTAAAATATTGTTTTGTGATTGGAGAATATATGGTAACTCTTTCAGATATGAGTTGAGTTAAGTCTTTATCTGCTGAGAAGATTATTACGTCTTCATCCGTTGCGACTTTACAGTAGTGAGCAATTAAGTCATCAGCCTCGTTGTTAATCATCTCAACTTGGCGTACGAATATCTCCTCGAGGTATTCTTTAACTCGAGATTTTTGTTGAAGGTATGACTCGTACTTGTACTCGTTCATATCCTGCCTTCTATTCGCCTTATATTGGGGGTATATAGATTTCCTAATTGATGAGTTCGAATCACCATCCCAAAAGACCACAACCTTATCCAAGTTGTGCTCTTCTAGAAATCGTCTTAAGATGTTGATGAAATGATAGAGTCCTCCTAAGTGGTCTCCATTATCATACATCTCTTTAACTCCGTGAAATCCTATCTTAAACAGATTGTCTCCGTCTACTAATAATGTCTTAATCACTGGTGTGATTTAAAGGGTGAATAATTTTGTTACTTTTTTTTAAATTATCCTCAGCCCATAATGGTTGAAGATTTGTATAATGACACAACTTATAAAGTTCGTCTTCTGTTTTTGCCGATGATAATGGGATGATGTGGTCAATATGCCAATCAATTCTATTTTCCCAAGTCATGCCATTAATAAATTGTTTTTCTAAATGTTCTTTAAGAAATTCAGGTGTACAACCAACAATATCAAAAGTATGTTTTGACTTATATTTTAGATATCGGTTGACCGAGGCCCTAATGTTCATTTTAAGTCTAAATAGAATATCTTCTTTTTTTCTTTGTTTGTTATAATCATTAATATAACTAGGATTTTTCTCTTTGAATCTTTTTCTTGTTTCTAAAACTTTATCATAATTTTCAACCTTCCATGTTTTACCATATTCTTGATAATAAAACTTGTTTTCAGAGTTCCATTTAGAATTATATTCTTTTATTTTTTCTTTATTTTTAAGTTTATATTCCTTAGTTCCAAGTCTTTGACACTCTCTACACTCCGCCTTTCTTCCATCTTTTACTCTTGAACATATGTTATATTCTAATAGTAATTTCTCAATACCACACTTAGTACAAACTTTAATTTCCATTTTTAATATATTCTCTTAATAATTTATTAACAAGGGAAGATAAGTTTATTGATTTCTCTTTAAAGTGTTGTGGTATCTCGGGGTCAACTGACACCGCTATCTTAACTTTCTTTTTTTCTTCTTCAACTTTTCTTCTTCCCATATTAAATAATATAATTAATTATACTTTTATCGTATTTGTTGATATTTATTAATATGGG